ATCTAAATTCTGCACGCATATTTACCCTGGTCAGGGGGGTTGCCCGATGGCCTGGTTTTGATGTTCAAGCCAGGTGACTGCATGACCATTCACGGAGAGTGACCAAGATGGCCATTGCTGACGTCGCCGCCACCGGAGATCGCCGAGCGACGCTTGTCGCCATGCGCGACAAGCTCGCCGCCGACATGGACGAAGCGCCGCCCGCAGTGGTGGCACAGATCGCCGCCCGGTTGCAGTCGGTGCTGAACGAGATCGACGGCATCGCCGCCGAAGGGGAGATCGACCTTGCTGACCAGCTCGCGCAGCGCCGACTTGATCGGATCGCAGCGGCCAAATCTGCTGAGTCTGCCACCAAGCAGACAAGGCAGCGCCGGCCGAGAAGCAGTTGAGTTCGCCGCCAGTGTCGGCCTGGTGCTCGACGACTGGCAGCAATGGCTCCTTGAGGAATCGCTCGCCGAAGCCGGTGGACAGCACGCCGCCTTCGAGGTCGGCATCGAAGTCGGGCGCCAGAACGGCAAAGGTGCCGTGCTGGAAGCTCGGCAGCTGGCGGGCCTGTTCGTCGTTCGCGAGCGGCTCCAGGTGCACACGGCGCACGAGTTCCGCACCACGTTCGAGCATTTCCTGCGCCTGACCAACCTGATCGACGCTTCGTCGTCGATGTCGAAGAAGGTCGCTCGCATCCGGCGTGGTGCCGGTGAGCAGGCGATCGAACTGAAGACCGGCGAGCGCCTGCGGTTCATTGCTCGCTCCGGTGGCAGCGGCCGAGGCATGTCGGGCGACTGCGTGTATCTCGACGAGGCGTTCGCGGTCACGCCAGTCATGATCGGTGCGCTGCTGCCAACGCTGTCGGCTCGCCCAAACCCGCAGATCTGGTTCACGTCCTCGGCGCCGATGTCGACATCGACGGTGATGCACTCGCTTCGCCGTCGAGCCGCTCAACAAACTTCGCCCCGACTGTTCTATGCAGCCTGGTGCAACGAGCCTGGCGCTGATCCCGACGACTGGGAAGCGATCGCTCGGGCAAACCCCGCGCTTGGCATTCGCATCTCGCCTGACTTCATTCAAGCCGAACGGGCAGCGATGCCGCTGCCCGAGTTCCTTCGCGAGCGTCTCGGCATCCCCGATCCGCTCCCCGAAGACTCAGCCGCTCGCGACCCGAAGCTCCCCGCCGATGCGTGGGCGGCAACGGTCACCTATTCACCACCATCGCTCGCTCCCGGCGAGATCGTACTTGCCTTTGACATCGCTCCCGGTGGCGAATGGGCGTCGCTGGCGATGGCGTCAGGCACGCTTGACGCCCCTTACGTTGAGATCATCGACCACCAGGCGGGCACCGGCTGGTTGCCTGGCCGGCTGGTGGAGCTCGTCGAGCGGTGGAAACCCAAGCACATCGTCTGCGATGGTGTCGGCCCCGCCGGTGCCACCGTCGGAGCGGTGCTGCTCGCGTTCCGTCAGGCAGGCATCAGCGCCGATCTGCTTCACCAAGTGACGTTCACTGAACTGAAGCGTGCCTGCGGTGCGTTCTACGCCGATGTCGTCGAGGGCCGGTTGCGGCGCCCGGCGAACCAAGGGCCGCTCGACAACGCCGCTGCCGACGCCGCTGAGCGTCGTCTCGGCGAATCCTGGGCGTGGGATCGCCGCAACGCCACCGTGCCGATCTCGCCGCTGGTGGCGGTGACGCTCGCTCGTTCGATGTTGTCCACCGAGCCGCTGGTGGCCGAAAAGCCGGTGTTCGCCTACTGACCCGAGGAGGTTCGATGCGTTCTGTGATCTCGTCGGGCCTCGAAGTGGCCGGCTCGGTGGCGCTGGTCGTCGGTGCGGCCACGACGACGGTGTGCCTTGGCTGGATCGTTGGCGGCGCCGTGGCGCTGGTGTGGGCCTGGAGGCTGGCGCAGTGAGCATTCTGTTTCGCAGCGGGCCAGGCCCGACCGAACGTCGCTCATATGGCGGCCCATGGCAGAACGGCATCACGGTCCCCGGCCCGCTGCAAGACGCCAGCGCCCCATATGGCTACTCGGCGCAGGACGCCATGCGCATCGCTGCCGTCATTGCGTGCATCTCGCTGCGCGCTGGAGCGTTCGCTCAGTTGCCGATTCGTGCCTATCGCACAGTGAACGGCGTCCAGGAAATGCTCCCCGTGCAGCCGCAGCTGCTCGTCTCGCCATCGCCGACGGTGCCGCCGTCGGTGTGGAAGACGCAGATGTCGATCAGCCGAGACATCTGGGGCTTCGCTGCCGGGCACATTCTCGGCCTCGATGCCGCCGGCTATCCGTCGGTCGTCGAATGGCTGTCGCCTTACGACATGCAGGCGACACAGGAACAGATCGGCGGTCCGTTGCGGTGGCGTTGGAGCGGCCAGCCGGTCGATTCCTCGCTGATCCTGCACATTCCGAGCCGGTTCGTGATGCCTGGCCAGCCGCTGGGCATGTCGCCACTAGAGCAGTCTGGCCTCGTCGACCTGGCGAAGCGAGCGCAGGACTTCGGTAGGGACTGGTTCCGGTCTGGTTCCACCCCGAGTGCGGTGATTTACAGCGACGAGAAGCTCACCGCCGAGCAGGCTGACACCATCGTGAACACGGTGATGGGTAAGTGGCGCAACCGTAAACCGGCAGTGCTTGGCTCGGGCCTGCGCCTTGAGCGCCAGGAGATCAAGGCGAATGAGTCGCAGTTCCTTGAGTCGATGACGAAAGCTGCCGCCGACATCGCCATCAGCTTCAACCTGCCGCCATCAAAAATCGGCGCCGCCCTCAGCGGCGCAAACGTGACATACCAGAACCTGGAAACGGCGCAAGCCGCCTGGCTGATGGAATCCATGAACCCCGACTTGGTGATCGTGCAGGAGGTGCTGGAGCGCCAGACACCACGCACGCAAACCCTGCGATGGAACACCGGCGCATTCCTGCGTTCCGACCTGAAAACCCGCTACGAGTCGTACAGCACCGGCATCGGGGCTGGGTTCCTTACCGCCAACGAGGCACGCGCATGGGAAGACCTGCCGCCGCTGCCCGCCCCCACCGGAGGTGCTCAATGAGCAAGAAGCCGATTGAGCGCCGCTGGCACTCAGGCAAGATCGAGGTGCGCGCCGTCGGCGACACCGTGACGTTGCGCGGCTACGCAGCCGTGTTCAACACCGAGTCGTATGGCGAGGTCATCAAGCCCGCCGCTTTCAACAAGACGCTCGCCGAGCGCGACGACGTGCGGCTCCTGGTGAACCACGAAGGCGTGCCAATCGCGCGCACGAAGTCGGGCACCATGCGCCTGTCGACCGACGCCACCGGCCTGCTCGTCGAAGCCGATCTCGACCCGTCGAACCCGACAGTGGTCGAACTGATGTCAGCCATGGATCGCGGCGACATCGACCAGATGAGCTTCGCCTTCGTCGCCACCAAGGATGCGGTGGTCGACGGCGTGCGCCAGGTCCTTGAGTGCAAGCTCTACGACTGCTCGGTCGTGACGTACCCCTGGTATGAGTCGACAACCGCCGAACTGATGAGCGCCGAGAAGCTCGAACTGTGCCTGCGGGCACTGCCGCCTGAGCAGCGCGACGCCATCATCATCAACATTGGCGGCGGCGAGGTCTGCATCGACGGCGCCACCATCACCGACGCATCGACCGACGCCAGTACCGATAACTCGGTCGATAACTCGGTCGAGACGGAAACAGAACTGCCAGACATGCAGGCCGCATCGGCCGCTCGTCTGGCCGAGGCCCGCTCGCTGCTGGCCTCGCTCGGCTGACGCCGGGCACCAACAGAAGCCGGAGCAACAGCCGGAGCGCACAGCGCCACCACTGGACCCAGCCACCACTTCGCATCCCAACACACCAACCCGCCTGGGAGGCGAATCATCATGTCCAAGACCATCCTCGACCTCGCGCGCGAACAGCGCGAGGCACTCATCAAGCCGGCCAACGACGTCGTTGCCGCCGCCGAAGCCGAAAGCCGGGGCATCACCGACGACGAGCTCGCCATCGTGCGCGACGCCAAGTCGGCCGCCGAAGCCATCGACGCCCGCATCGCCGAACTGACCGACCTCGCCGAGCGCAACGCCGCCGCCGCCAAGTCGTTCCCGACGATCAGCGTGCGCAACGAGCCGCACACCTACTCGGCGCACGGCGAGTTCAGCCACATCCGTGACACCATCCTCGCAACGCAGCGCAACGACCAAAGCGCCTGGGAGCGCCTGAAGCGCCACGCTCAGGAAGTGCGAGTCGAGTCGCGTGACATCACTCGCGTCGACGGCTCTGCTGGCGAGTTCGTGCCGCCGCTCTGGCTGGTGGACATGTTCGGTGACTTCCCCCGCGCCGGTCGCGTCGCCGCCAACTTGGTGTCGCAGTTGCCGCTCCCGGCTGGCACCGACTCGATCAACCTGCCCCGTATCACCACCGGCCCCCAGGTTGCTGTGCAGACGGCAGACAACGGTGCAGTGCAAGAGACCGACATGGTGACGGCCACCGTCACCGCCCCGGTGCGTACCATCGCTGGCCAGCAAGACGTGGCCATCCAGCTGATCGAGCAGTCGCCCCTCGCCGGCGGCATCGACAAGCTCATCTACAACCAGCTGCTCGCCGACTACGAGCGTGCCCTTGGCCTCCAGATCTGGAACGGCTCAGGCGCTGCGGGCCAGGTGACCGGCATCCTTGGCACCTCGGGCATCGGCGCAGTGACGTTCACCACGGGTTCGCCCACCGTGCCGCTGACCTACACCCCGTTGGCGCAGGCCATCAACAGCGTCCACACCAACAGCTTCATCCCCGCCACTGCGCTGGTGATGCACCCCCGCCGTTGGAACTGGATCACCGCTGCGATCGACGGCCAGAACCGCCCGCTCGTCGTCCCCGTGGCAAATGGTCCCTACATGGCGACCGGCGTCGAGACCAACGTCGCCGCACAGGGCTACGTCGGAACCATCCTCGGCCTGCCGGTGTACGTCGACGCGACGATCCCGACCACGCTGGGCGCTGGCACCAACGAAGACCGCATCTTCGCCGGTGACCTGAAGCAGTCGTACCTCATGGAAGGTGCCGTG